TTAATGCTCCATTACAAATATCTACTACTGATGCCATATTACTTCCTTATAATATACTTGCGTCTGATTTGTCTATCTTTTTCTAACGCAAATATTTCTTCTGTTGTTCTACCTTCTTTTGTGTCAAAACCATAATGATTTTTACCATCATTTTTAAATCTATCTACTAATACATATCTGTAGACGTGATCTCCCTTTTTAAAATGTAATACTGTTTTTAATTCTTTTATTTGTTTCATGCACTTTAGGGGGTTTCCACTCTCGCTTTCACCCCCTAAAATTTTACTTATTACGCTTCGTGAGCTTCGATTTTAACTACTTTGTCTTCTTCCATTCTAGTCGCACCGAATGCAGCAGAATAGTAAACTTGAGTAGCATAACCTTTGTCAGCTCTTTCATCGATTCTAGCAGTTGAATCTTTACCAACAGCTAAAGCGATACCATCTTGAACGTAAGCAATACAACCTCTTTTTGAAGTTGCAATAGGTAATCTGTTAGATACACAGAAGTTGAAACCTAAGAAAGAATTAACATCACCAGATGCTAATGCTTTTACTGTGTTGAAATCACTTGAAGTCACTTCAGTAGTTCCTAATAGATCTGTGATCTGTTTAGGAGATACAATGATGTGTCTCGGTAGTGATGGATCAACATCAGCAAGATCGATGATTTCTTTCGCTTGTCTTAATTTAGCGATAGTTAAACCAGCAGTTCCAGCTTCAGTTATGATTTGTGATCCAGGTAGTGCAACAGAAGTTCCACCGGCTACACCAGTATCAGAAGCAGCAGTTGCTGCAGTAATGATAGCGTCATCCATTGCTCTTCCCATAGCATAAGCAGCAGCTAATGCGTATGAAGAAGTAGGATCTACTAACATTCTTACTTTATCTAGATCATCGATAAGATCAGCAAACTCGTAGTCAGCTAATGATACTCTTCTTCTTGAGTGAGGAGTATCTGCTTGTGGAGTGTCGCTGTGTCTTACAGTTCTAGCAGTTGCAGTTACAGAACCAATTTGGTCAAAGAAAGCATTCTTTCCTGTAACAGATTCCATTCTAACTTTATCTCTAAGAATAGAACCCTTTTGTTGTGAAAGCATTTGGATGTTAGAACTATATTGTTCTACAAATGCTGTAGTTATTTGAGTTGACATATTATGTCTCCTTCATTGTTAAGTTATTATTAAAACAAAACAGAGACGTTCTCAGAAATTCTGGCTTCTCTTGGATTTAAAGTCTTTTAGACTACAAGTCTATTCCTTGTTGTCAGTAAGGTTCTTACGAATTGTCTTACTTTTCTTAGGCGAACTTTCATTCGCCATAGAAACCCATTTATAATATTCCTCACACTTTGGCAAGGGATTAGATTTAGTTAATTCAGATCCACTTTCTAAAACAGATCTTAGTATTTCTAATCTAAGTTCTTTATCTGAAATCATGTTACTCACCAGTTTTCATACTTCTTAAAGTAAATACTTGCTGTACGATTTTGTCATGATCTGGATGTGATTTATTCCAATATGGACCATCTCTATCATTTACAAGAGAACTAATCTCAGAATCTAAATCTCTTCCAGAAGTTTGATTATCTTCTCCAGTACCAATCATTTTATCTTCTGACATAAGATTAGCAATGTTTGCAAAACCTTTTATGATTGTTGGATGATCTCCTAACCTTGTACCATCTTTTAATTGCATATCTAAAATTTCTGGAGACATATTTGCTTTTGCAACTGCTCCTGCTTTTTTAATATTCTCATCAAAAGATCTACCCCACTCTTTACGAAGTTCAGCTTCTGCATTTGCTTGTGCAGTTTCAGTATCTATTCTTGCTTGTTGTGCAGTACCTTCCATAGAGTTTTTGTAATACTCTAATATACCTTGAGCCTGCTTGTTGTTTAAACCAAGTTGATGTGCATTCTCTGTAAAAGATTTAATTGCACCTTCATCAATTTGTGTTGATTCAGAATTGATTTCCAATTTATATTTATCTGGAGATTCTGGTCTACCTAATTTATCGTATACTTCACTCCATTGATCATCTGTTGAGTTTTGATTTGGTACTGCAACTTTATCTTGACCAATCATTCTAGTTGCGTTGATATAGCTTTTAGCTAACGCATCTAGTTCAGTAAACTTAGCAATGTTTGGATCGTCTCTAAATTCTTCTGAGATTGCTTCTTTCCAAGATTTAGCAACAGTTGGTTGTTCAGTTGTTGAAGATACTAATGTAGCTTCTGTTTGTGGAGCATCTGTAGTTGGTTGTGTTGTCTCTGCTACAGGCTCAGTAGTTTGAGTTGTCTGTTCTTCTGACATAGTTATTTATCCTTTTCCTTTTGAAGCATTTGTTTAATAAATAGAAGGATGCTTCGTTGACCCTCTTGGTATGCACTTTCATGACTATCACCTTTTACATTAGTTGATGTATGATAATGACATCTTTTTTCTAGATCAGATAAAACTTGTTTACCTTCATCTGTTGAAAAAACTTGTTGATAATTTTCTTTTAATTGTTTTATATAAGCCTGTACTGCTTTCTCATCTTGCATATCTATCCTTTACTTTTTTTTTATTATTCTTCAGCTGCAGCATTAGCTAATGCCTTTGCTTCTTCTGGTAATGCTTTTGCCATTGGTGCTGCACTACCTGCAGCTTCTGCTAGTTGTTGTGCTTGTTGCATTTGTTGCATTTGTTCTTGTTGTTGTTGAGCTGCTTGTCTTTCAGCTTGAACTTGGTTTTCAGTTTTTAAAACTTTTTGTGGAACTCCAACAATATCCATTAAGTGTTTAACAAGTTTATCCATATTCATATGATCGAATACTGGAGCAACATTTGCTAGTGAACCCATAATTTCTATACCTCTCATGATAGATTGTAACTCTGCAGATTTTTGTGCTTTAGCTAGTGGAGATACATATTCAATTTCTATATCTTGACCAGATAAAAATTCTGGAGCTGGTCTAAATAAATTTTTTCTAAGTAGTAATGCGAATGCTCTATCGATTAATGGTTTTAATAATTCAGATTGAAGTCTACCAAGAACTGGACCAAGTAATCTCATCTTCTCTTCATTACGTTGGATAACTTCTGTTGCTGTCATTTGTGGACCACTCTGCATCATTAATTGATTTACATAAAAAGCATTTCTAATTGAATCTCTTCTTTGCTCTTCCATGTTTAAACCTAGTGGAGTATTTGCTCCAATGTTTAATGGTTCAATTCTATCTCTAGTACCAGATCTGTAAAAGTTTAATCCACCTGGAACAGTTCTTACTGGTAAAATAAATCCATCATCTGGAACAAGTAAAGGTGGGTCAACTTGTTTTTGTGCAGACTTGATTGTAGTCTTAGACATTTCATTTAGCATCTTAACGTCTGGCAAAGCTGTCATTGCTGGAGATCTACCATAAATTTCGTGTGATGCTTTTAAGTATCTTGGTACTACAAAAGGAAACTCTCTAAATCCAGATACAGATAATTCATCTCCTGTTCCTGCTTCTAAGTAAACAGATTCAAAAGGCATATTTTCTTTGTCTTGTTTTTTAGGATCAAAGTCTGATCTTGGATATACTGCGTGAAGTATTTCAATTTCTTCGTATGGATCTTTTCTATTTACAGTTACAATATTATCAGAAACATTAGCACCAAATTTTTGTATTGCAGATCTAGCTGTTAATGTAAACTTTCTAAAGATAGTATCAATTCTACCTTTATCATTTTCAGAAATATAAACTTCATTAATATGTCTTGTAGAAAATTTTAATGTATCTTCTTCATCATCTTCAATAAACATTGCAGCAGTTCCAAATGTAATTAGATCATGATACAATTCAAATATTTCTTGTTGGAAGTTAGACTTGTTAATTGCATTGTACATAACTTCAGTAGCATCTTCTAACCATGCTTTAGCTTCATCGTTATCTGCAAACTCTCCACCTTTAAATCTTAATGAGAACCAAGTTGTAGATGGATTAGTCAACATACCATGTAGTGATGCTGCTAATAATTCTACTGCTTGTAATGGTGATGAATCAAAAATAAGTTCTGTTCTTTTATCACCTTTAGATCTTGTTTTAGTTACATCAGCTTTTCTTGGTTGCATATAGTCTGCAACTTCTTGCCAATGACTTTCCCAGTTTTGTCTGTTTGATTTTAAACGATCAAATCTTTTTAATAATTTTTTTGCTAAATCTGTTTGCATATTATCCTAATAAACTTTTCTCACTTAAAGTTAAACCTTCATTTGTAACACCTTGTGGGGATGTTGCGATCAACGTACCTCTTCCTACACCTTTTCTTTTTTTTCTAATTAAATCACTTGCTTTTGCTCTTGCTTCTTCTGCTGTCATTACTGGTTCAGCAACTTCAATAGATTTTGGTGCTTCTACTGGCATAGTTGTTGCAAGAGGTGCTTGTACTACTTGATTATCGTTACCCTCACGAATTACTGTACCATAACCATCTGTTTTATTATCTCTTCTCTGTGAAATATATTTACCATAAATTTCATTTTGTTTTTCTACAGATAAACTTTTAAATTGTTTTTGATTAACACCAAAATTTTTTAAACCTCTTTTATCTGTTAAAACTCTGTTTACAAAAAAGTCTCTAGTTCTTTTAGAGTTTTTTTCAAGATATGGAGACAAACCTTTTACTATTGCTGCACCTGGAAGAAAAGATGGAAGTTTATCTAAACTTCTTCTAGTGTTGTATGCACCCTGTTCTCTGAATGCTTCATCTTTATCTTTTTGAGTATCTATAATTCTTTGTTTTGGTTTTTTATATTGGTTCATTAAACCAATTTCTCTTGAAGAAGAATAAGTTTTATTGTTTCCACCACCTGGACCATTAGTTGCTTTATTTGCACCCATAATTAATTTCCAAATGTTAATGAAGATTTAGTTTCAGATTTAACTTCTGCTTTTACTTCTTGTTTAGTATTTGAACCTACTGCATTCTGCATATCGTTCATGTTATTAAATTTTGGTTCTGCTTGTTTCTTTGCAGGTTTCATTTTCTTAATAGCTTTTTTAATTTTATCTAACATAGTATTATCCTAATAAAGTTTTCTCTTCCACGTCAGCTTCTTCCAAAGGAATTAGTGGAGAGGTTTTTTGTGTTGATTTTTTTCCTCTTCTTCGTCTTTCTTTAGCTGCAAACTCTGCATCTAATTTTGCTTGTTCTTCTGCAGACAACTCATCTGAAGGTGCAGGTGGTAAAGGTTGCACAGGTGGCAGAGTAGGTGTCTTTGGTTTAAATATTGATCCCATAATTAAATAATCCTATAGTTATTATCTGCTACACTTTGTGGAGCATTTTGTCTAGTATTTAATTCTTGTAGACCAACTGCTAAGTAACGCATCGCATCACAAGCATGAGAACTCCAATCGTGTACAGGTTTCGATCTGAACATTCTATTTTTGTCGATGTACTTCCTGTGGTAATGTCTTAACGCATCTATCAAATTTTTGCAATGGTCTGTGTCGATCCAACATCGGTTGAGCAACATGGTTACTGCGTGGATTCCTTCTTCTACTGGTAGCTTCGGTACTACTTTAAACCTAACTCCTAACTGATATGCTATTTCTCTTCTGGTCTTTCCATTGCCAAACTCCTGTACTTCAATATCGTGTGGTGCATAATGATCCTTATAAACATAAGGTTTTTCGTTTATCATCTGTATATAGTGGGGTAATCCATGACCACGTTCCTCATGGTAATCTATTATCTGTATTGCTGTTCCTTTTTGTTGAAAGAATATAATACTACTGTGGTCTGCGACACCGAGATCCCATGCAGTTGAGACAGGTAAAGTAGGATCGTAGGGAACTCTGGCTAGTTGTTTCTTGTCATCTAACTTAGCTATTTCATCTCCATAGATCGCACCTTCTATATTTGCTATCCAATCACACTCAAATTCTTGTAGGTACTTCTTTTCACCCATAACTTCTTTTGCTTTTTCTAATTCTTCTGGATCTACAATGTTTGTCTGACTTGCTTTAGCTTTATAGTTAAACCAATCTTCTGCACCATTTGCGTGTTGGTATAGATCATAAAAGTTATTGTTCATTCCAGCAGGTGTACCAATAAAGACACAATAACCTTTTCTGTCAGATAGAGCTGGTCTAATTATCTCTGCAAATAGCTTTCCTTCAATGTTTGCGTACTCATCAATGACGCAACCATCCAAGTATATACCTCTTAACCCATCTGAGTTTTCTGCTCCGAGTAATGTTATTCTAGCACCATTCGGCAGATCTACTCTTAACTCTGTTTCATTAAACTTTGTTGCTGGGATCTTTGCAGTAAACTGCTTCATATAATCCCATGCAATGCTTTTAGCTTGCTTGAAAGTTGGTGCTATGTATGCAAATCTAGGATTCTTATGCTTACACATTAATGCTGATTTAATCAAATGATTGATCATACATACTGTTTTGCCAAACCTTCTGTGGCACACGAGAACACTCCATCTGTATTTATTAATCTGTTGATGTAAATAAGATTGATGTTTTCTCGGAGTATAAGGGATCTTAATATTCATTAGTGTATCATCTTAGATCTTTCAATATCTCTTAATGGATCATATTCAACACCTAGTGTCATCATTACATAATCAGTAAACAGCTCTGCTGCTTTCGCATTAGGTAAGCCAATAAACCTAATAATAACATTATTGGTCTTTTTATCAATATAAGCAATGCAATCTAAATCATCTGTATTAAGGTAATCCATATACCATATCTAGTGTATTGGTTTTTGAAAACAATAAAAAAATAATTTTGGGAATGTGTTTGTATAACTGGTGCAGGGTGTCTGTGTGTGTCTGTTTACAATTCCCATGTATATATATAAGAAAAGTTAGGTAGAAAATTTGGGGTAGTAGGGGGTCTAGTTTTTGAAAAAACCTTAAAAGTTCCAGGAAAAATAACTAGTGATAATAAACGACTATCAATTGTAATGTCTGATAACCTGGATTTATCGGAAATTATTTTGGCTTATTAATTCCGTTTGTTATATCGCATAAAATAAAATTCATTCGCTTGAGATAGTTGAACCATGATCTCAACCAAATTAAACCAATTCAAACCAATTCAAACCCAAACAAACCTTAGAATAATTCTAAACTACCTGCGACAATTATGTCGTTTAATAAATTGAACCATTTGATATTTGTTAGAAAAAAAACAAACAAAGGAAAAAAACAAAATGAGTATACAAAAAGAACTAAATCAAGCTAATAAACAAGTAGCAATTACTAAAGATAATTTAATAAATGATATTGATGTATTTTTTTATGATATTGAAAATATTGAAGATCAAGCGAAAGTTTTTAGAATGATTTTATCTCAATTTAGCAATTACGATTTAGAAGCAATTAGAGAATATGTTAAAATTTCAACTAACAAAAAGGCTCAATAATGATTACAATTTTTAAATGGGTTTTATTAATTTTATTATCTGTTGCCGGAATGGTTCTAGCAACAGACCCAAACTATCAGACAACCGGCTTTATTTTGGCGTTTGGTTGCTTTTTATTATTTGCCTTAGATGTAGCAAGAAACTTTATTAACTAACACAACAGAAAGAAAAAAAATGAAAACAATACTAAATATAACTTTAATTTTACTATCTGCAATTTTTATAATTCAAGGATTTAGAGTTGATACAACTATTGCAACACAATCTGAATTAATTTCTGCATTTGGTTCTTTTTTAATTGGTTTTACAATTCCAATTATTATATGGAGAATGAATTAAACTGCGACAACTTGTCAATATGAAATCAATAAAAAATAACTACGATTATAAAAAAAACAAAAAAAGGAAAAAACAAAATGGAAAATCTAACAATAGAACAATTAAGAAATAGATCTTATAAAATACCAAACAACCTATTAAGAAAAAATGACAATCCCAAACTTAACAAACATACAAAAATTGAAGAATTAAAAAAATATTGGGAAATGCATTTAAATTTAATTCCGGCTTCAATATCCGGGTTCAATACTTGTGCAAGTTCTTCAGAAGGTTGTCGAAATGCTTGTCTTCATGCTTCGGGAAATCCGGTTTTTATGAGCCAAAAAACATTGGGTAGAACTAACAGAACTTTATTTTATTTTAAAGAGAGAGCAAAATTTTTAGCAATGGCAAGTAAGGAATTAAGAAATTTT